GTTGATTTTAAATGGCACGCCCTACAGGATTCGAACCTGTGACCTACGGCTTAGAAGAAAGTAGAGCGTTAATTAAGGCACTGTAAAGACTATATTTTTCCGCGTTCGCATTCGGTTTTGTGTCGTTTCGTGTCTCTGGATGACTTCCATGTCTTTCCTGTGTCACTAGGTCACGCCACAATTACGACACACCTAAATCACATAACTGGGCAACCATCATCATCCTGAGTCGCCCGATTGATAATAAACGTCACAACCCCCTTAACCTCGACATCGTTAAGCGCTTCCCCTTCGATCGCTTCCCCATCTCTGGTAATTAGTGTCCTGCCCATCACCTTTGCAAAATCAGTTATTCCGGAATAAGCGATCATTACCGTGCTGTTCTGCTTAGGCTTGAGCGATACATCAATCACAGCATAGCCGGTCGCGGTTTCTACAGTTCTGGTGTTTGGCCCAGTACCGCATATCATGTCAACTGTAAGGGCTCGTTGTGCATAGTCGTTGGCCGGAGAGGGAAATCCCATCAGAGAACCCTCCCCATGTTGCGCAGAATCCACAGGCGGTTGTTGCTATGGTCTGGCGTCTTGTCTGCAAAACACGATTGATTCCTCTCAATCCACCGATTGGCTTCACCATCTGTGAAGTGAATGCCTTTCTCTCGCAATTCTCTGATGAAGTCACTGGTACGAAGGCATACATATCCCTTCGGGTTCTGCGATAGTGAATTTCTGAATGCGTTCTGTATGTCTGAATGTCTGAGCATGATCTGCCATCCGATAAATACTGTTTGCATATACAGTAGTTTTACAAATAGCAAAGATCAAGATCAGCTTTTACGTAATGGATTATCCATACTGATTACTATACGTTTTCTTATTGTCTCATACCCGGCGCCGTGTAAATGTTCGGTAATCATAAGTTGCATGTGAGGATGTCCATGAAAAGTTACAGCAGGAGAGATGCCATAAATATGGCATTCAAACTAGGTATAGGCGCTGCTCTTATGGCGTCCCTACCAAAAATTGCATTTGCATCAGGAGCATCTCGATTCAACGTTTTAGACGAAGGTGCCAAAGGGGATGGAGTTACTGATGACTCTTTTGCGTTCCAGAAGGCATTTATCAAAGCAAATGAATCTGGTGGCGGAACGGTTTACTTTCCACCGCCAAAAAAAGAATATTTGCTGAAGTTCCCAGTATTTATATTTAACAATACTGAGGCATACGGAGACGGTAAGGATACGCGGATTGTTTTTGAAAATCCGGTATTTAGTAAAGGGCGTGGTGGTTTCGTCATCGGATCAAGCCTAGAGGCAAACAGAGACCTGGCGTTAACTCGGTTTAGTAACAAATCGCTATCGACTACGATCAATAACAACTTCAAGAATCCTGTTCAACGGCACTACATACGTGATACGCCGGAGTTGGCCCAGGCGAAAGGGAGTAGCTTGCATGATATCTATCTGGAAGCGAGATTCACGGCAGGATCAGAAAGCAACTGGGGAGGATACGGCATTAATTTCGTAAACGCCATTGACTGTCATGCTAGCAACATATGGGGGAAAGGGTGGACGCAGCTTATTGGAATGGGGTCTGACACTCCACCAGAAACACCATCAAACCATAATTGCAGCGCGAAAAACTTGTATGTTATTGAGCCAGACCTGGTAAGAACATATTACTCAATAGGGTTTATGGCTAACTCTAGCAATTGCACGATTCAAAATGCGAAACAACTAAAACCAATGTCAGATGGAAGTAAAAACGGCAGTGGAGTAGCGTTGAACTTTTGTGAGGACTGCATCGTTTCAGACATAGATATTCCTGATCTTGGAAGAACTCAAACATCTGAGGGTGTGCTTATAAACAATTCGTCTGGTTGTTTGATTCAGAACATAAATATAGGCAATGCAAAAAAAGCCGTGTCAACTTTCTTTAAATTTAAAGACACTCAAAAGGAATTTAAACCTAACATGATTAAGGATGTATTGGGTTCAAATTGCGACATCGTATTGTCTGTATATTCCAAATTTAACATCATAAGAAACATCAAGGGTGTGAATTCTGGAAGAGTTATAGCCTTGATGAATACTAACGCAGCGCGAAATGTTATAAGTGCCCCTGAGGCGGATATCTCCACCCCAGGTAAATCACCGATTACTACATTAATGAAGCTTAATAAAATAGAGTAATCATTCTATAGCGCGATGGCGACCATCATCTTCATCGCGCTGACTGTTAACTGCAACAAAGAAGATTAGTGCAGGAATACTAATCCAGAACGTGGATATATCAACAAACATCCCTGATGCTATAAACGCAAGGAGAAGCGGGAGGCTTTCTGAATTGTTCTTGTAAACGCAGTAGCACAGAGACACAAGCATCCCCACGTACAAAGCTAAACCAATAACGCCTGTTTCCAGCAATGATGATATGAACACGTTATCAGGCACGATGCCGTACTTATCAGTAGCCATGCGATAACCAACGCCAAATATTGGATTTTCCCCAAGAATATCAGGAACAGAGGCCCAGGTAGCAAGTCGGCCAGACGTGATATCAATCTGTCCAGAGCCGGTGATCCTGTCCATTAAGGCAATGATATAATCATTACTGATACCGTAAATGATAACACCAGCACCGATAGCTGCGAAAAACAGCATCTTGAATACGCTAAGGCTTCTTGTTCTTATTAAATCAAAGAAAACATATACCGCCAGCGCAAAAACCAGAGTTCGCGTAAGTGAAATATAGATGTTAAACACAAGGCCAAGCAGTATCAAAATGTAAAGTATTTTGCTTTTGCTGGTATGGCGAAGACCAATAAGCGATGCTACGCCAAGAATCAATGCAAGACTACCATACGCACTTGAATCATTAGCGACGCCACCTGCCCTGTAAATGTAACCCATACCAGGGTAGCTAAACCTTTGCTTCGCAACAAGGATGTCCATTTGCATGAACCAACCCCACGCCGCCTCTATGGTAACGACAAAGAAAAGGAAAATGAAAAAACGATAGACAGTTTTCCTTTGCTCTTCAGTAAGCTTATTAATAAATGCGAAAACTAAAAGCGCTGGAAAGTACATTTCAAGAAGTCTGACATATCTAAGAAATGATGACTCATGATCTGCCAGTTTATCGTAGGTTAGATAGCTATACGCTATACCTGCTACGATCCATGATGCCCACAAAAAGAACATAAATAAAACAGATAATTTCTTTTTGTCGATAGTCTTCCTTGTCATTGCAAAAACAGCAAATGAAATGAAAATAAATGGAATTGCCGGCTCTAATCCTGAAATACTACCACGACCAAAAGGCACAAGCGTAATTATCGCAAGTGCAAATAGATAAAGCCTTATGGCTATATCATCGTATTTAAATTTAATTCTCAATGCGTGTAGCCCTCTTAAGCGCCACAAAAATCAAAACACATTATTATATGTGGCAAATTATTAAGGGAAAGACAAATCACACTCAATGGAAAGTAACGCGATCTGCCTCACCCAAATTTATACTAGGTTCAGAACTATATCACATAGGAATAATCCGTCAATTTTACTCAGTGACCCCATCATCCTTAGCATCTGCATAAAACGGGAGGGTTTTTAAGTACGCATATGCCTGCTCCTCAGGTGTTGCTCCACTTGAGTTATAGGCACATCCATGCGTCTCACCATCAATAGGCATAGATGTTTTGGTCGCCTTCATAGAGACAAAAAAATCTAACTGACCGCCTTGTATGGTGATCTGCTCAACAGTGTAAATTGCATTGATGACCGTCAACCCCTTAAATGAGGTGGTTTTTATTAGTGACATTTTATTAACCTGTAAAAGTTGGTCCGCTTACCGGATAATCAATAGATAGCTCAAATGCTGTGGTTTCACGGACTACCGAACCTTGCATCGGAGCACCACCGAGCTTTAAAGATAATGTTGTTCCATTAATAATCGATGCTTCAACTGGTAGGTATGAGTTTGGTATTGATGCCGTCCCAGAGACTGTAGATGCGTCACTCCCGTCCACTGTTCCGGATATATTGACAGATACATTACCTGACAAAGCCTGATGACTAACACCACAACCAGAACGCCGCCCAAGAGCAATAGCAACTGGTAGGGTGATATAAAGATCACCTTCAGGCTGCGTTGTAATCGTACCAATGGTTAACCACAATGATAGTTTGCACATTCCATTATCAATGCAGTAATCTCCTCCACGGGTTGAGTAGACCATAACCCCTTGGGTAACCGTACCTTTTAACTGGGGGGAAAACATCCCGCTCATCGCGCCTACTTGCGGTTTATTTGTTGATTTGTACTCAACTTCGTCATGTGCACCGGTAGACTGATTGCGGTTATCAACACATCCTGAACGAGCAGCAGTCCCTTCAAAAGTGAAGCCAAATGCTTCGCCAGATTTTATGCTATAGGAGTTATTAATACACTTTAGGCCTGAAAGCCCCCGCATCTTGACAGCACGGAGTTGTTTAGATGAGGCTAAATCGCAATTCATTACTGTAACGTTACGTGCTTGCGCATCGCTGGTTATCAGTTGCCCTGCGACATCAAATCCCTCAGTCCCCGGAACGTCATGTCCTACGAGAATTGATGCGGGTGCGTAATTATTTCCCTCTGTACCATTACCAACGTTATAAGCATATACACCAGCAATAAGCACGCTGCGGATAGCATTTGAAACACCGTTTGTCCCTGAGGTTAATGCGATGTCCCATGCCCCATTTTCTGAGTGTTCAATGTTGCACCCTAAGACTGTGGCGCCAGCAAAGTTACACCCAAGTAAATTACCCGACCAACCGTGGTGAATTGTAAGACCCGCTCCAATAAACACCCCTGTATGGTCATTGGTATAACCTACCCTTAGTGGAATTTCTCCCCCGTAAATATCCCCACCGGTGATAGAACATCCCCAGGCCCGTCGTGATCCAAGCCAAAGTGCATGGCGGGCGCGTTTAGGTTTACCCGCAAAAACTCCACTGGTCTCCAGTTCCTCACTGTCCCCAGCCCAGCACGTTGGTTTTTTTATGTGGGTGTTGTAAGCGCGGACAATTTCAACAAGTGCATACGGAAAATAACTGTCACCGATATAATCCCAGCGAAAATCGATAAGATATCGTCTTGTTTTTCCGCCGGCAGCGGGGGTTGTGTAATCGCCGAAAATAAAACGACCACCATTAAAATGAATGAAGCCATTAATTACACCGAGATTTGTATCAACCTGATGCGTTTTAATAATAGTATATTCCTTGCCGCGCATATCGATTAAGTACGGCAAATCAGTTGATTTAGCTGTGTCTTCCAAGCTCTCAAGATAAGAAAACATCGCCGCCCACAACTCATCGTCTGACGGCTCAGATAACCCAACGCCAAACATCTCGGGATAAACAACTCGCCCGAGTGATAGCATTTCCTGAACACTGAGACCGTTTTCGGTGTTTACCAGCGAGGCACCAAAACCCGATTCGCTTGAACCCAGGTTTTGGCGAAGAGCGGCATCCCCGACAGAAACGAAATGCAAAGAGTCAGTCGCATTCCATGTTTCATCAGTAGTACCCGCAGTGGTGTATGGTAAATCAGTAGCGGCCGTAAGTTTCCACAGTTCGTTACCATAGCGAATAAGTTGATTGTACTCGGTGATAGTCAGTGGACCATCGGCATAATCACCGATGACCTGGTAGCCAGATCGCTCAATGAAAGCATCGAAGCGCGCTTCCTGACTGGCGAGCTGAGCATCAAACTCAGCATGCATTCCAGCCATTGTAATGTGCTTTTTCCCGAATCTATCGGTGTAATAATGCAGCTCCCCCGTCACAAACTCATCAATTTTACCGGCGTTAAATTTCAGATCGCGCGGAGTCTCACTCGGTACAGGAAGTTGTGTAGGTGTCGTGGCCATAATTTTTCCAAAAAAAACCCGGCTCATTGGCCGGGTCTGGTTAGTCGTGGAAGGTTGTTATTGGTAGATAGCGTCGCTGTATTCCGAGACCGTCAGCGATACTGTGTTATCGGCGTTCGGCTTGATGCTGTTGACTGTCCATAGTTGACTGTCCAGCTCCTCTACTGTCGCAATGATGTAGCGCGATGGTAGTTGCACCGTGTCTCCATTCCAGATATTCAGTGAAATGTCTGGTATTGCCGCAGTGAATCCGTACTTCGTGTCAGTGCGGGCCGTAGCCGGATAGCGCAGAGTCGGGTTACCCAGGCTGTCGGTCACCAGCACATACATATCTCCGGCAAAGCTGATCGGTTCGCTGGTATCAAAGGCATTCCCGGTACGGCCGGTGATATAGCCCTGCTGCTGGTTGCTGTCGTATATGTCCGCGATTTGTACGACGCTGCCTACCTGCATAATCCCGTCTTCAAAAACCTTGGCGTTCATCTTTGTTCGCGAGTAAATCAGGCGCTTTGTTTCGCGCAGCGCGCGCTCACGAGCCTGATACTCATTACGGAAGCCAACTATCTCCAGCTTGTTCGGGTTTTCCGCTTCCTGTTCAACGATGGCGCCATTCAGCACGCGGAAGTTGATGTACGTCTTGTTGTTCGTAGTGGGATGAACGTATGACACCTGCACACCGTCATAACCATCTGGCAGCGTAGCTTCGTACGTCATTTTGTACTCGTCCGTCTTCATGTTTGCCCGGTTGAATACGGCGGCCGGGTAATCAACCTTTTGGTCTCTGGTGAATGTCAGCACGCCATCATCCCAGTACGCCACCACTGATGCTGCATTGCAGATAGCCTGCACGCGATCCCCAAGTGAATCGTTCTCGTCGTCAAACGTATAGTCGAAGTAACCCAGGCGCTTATCTGGCAAGCTCTCAGCAATCGAATACAATCCGTAAAGGTCAATACTGCCGACAGGCTGCCCCCCCATGATTAGCCAGGTATGCGCCACCGCATCAGCAAAAGAACGCGACGGCCGTAGCGTGTAATCCACCGCCTGTGTACTGAGGTCATACGTAATAGTGCGACGGGTGACCAGGGCATTATATTTTCGGTCGCGGCTTCCCAGCGCGTTTTCCGTTGCCCTCACCTTCACACGCACCAGAGTGTCTGTAGGGTGAACCACGTTTGTCCTTATGTTGATGGCGTGGATCTCTTCAACCTTCAGGACTGACGCGTCACTTGAGTTATCCGTACGCTGAAAGCTGATTGCGTACTTGCCGAACCCGGCTGCAGGAGTCAGTTTATCGGTGCGGTAAAACACTTCGCTGGTATGGTCGTGCGGTGTTCCCTGGTAATAGGTGAAAGTCTCGGTGGTTCCCGGTATCTGGTTGTAATTGTCGTCGATTTTCCAGATAACGACCTTCCAGTTAGTCTGTTTTTTTCCCCCGAGGCTCGACTGCGTGTGCAGCCAGAGCTGTGATGACTCAACTGGTGAGAAGAATGGACCAACAACCAGCGCTTCGTTGTCGTTCAGAATGAACGTCGTGGTGTTGATGGTCGCTGTCGCGGGAATATCCTGTGGTCCATCAAGCTGGTTCATCGTAAACGTGTACCAGCTCACTGGGTTATTCTCTGCGCCGTCATTCGTCTCTACCGCCGAGATTAAAGTCCCTGAGAACGTGGCATCTGTGGTAACGCTACCTGATGCAGTGTTGTATGTGACATTGATGGTGAATGTTACTGCGTGTGGCAGAACCAGCTCCATGAAGTAATCAAATTCAGCCTGTTTCACGATCTGCATGGCTATCTGTCCGCCTGAATACGTACCACTAACAACTGTGTTGGCAGTGGCCGTCTCGACAGGAAAATCATCAGCCTCGTTCTGGCCTGGAACTTCCTGTCCGTCGACGTCATCGAAGCCATAACCCTCAACGATTTGCGGAATAACTTCACCGGGTTGATGAAATTCATACTCAGCACCGGCCAGCGATCCGAGACTAGACTCTGAGTAGCGCACAGACTCGTAATCGTATCTTCCGATCCCAATGCACATCCACTCGGTAACATACTTCAGGCCGCCGTCTTTATCGTTTTGACGGACATATTCAAATACTGATTCCTGTATCAGATCCGGGAATGAACGGACTTGACCGTAGATATCAGGCTTAGCCTTATACACGCGCGCAGTGTTTGTCTGACCGGTCAGGCTATTGTTAGGAGAATCAACAGTATTACCACCAGTATTTGCGATGGCTGGCTTTGGTGCCAGAAACGAAAACACCTGCCCTACTACTTTAAAAATAGGGCTCAGAATATCTTCAACAATACCCTTCGGCTGGTCGAATATCTGGATGTTATCCAGTTCGCTCAGCTCAAACGCCAGCTCGTCATCGTCGTCCAGCTTGACGCCGTTGCGGACGATTAGCAGATCACGGTGAAAGGTAGCGTCATTGGCTGCCAGCCAGTCATAAAAAAGGGTGCCGTTTGGCACCCTGCAACGCAGCTTAGGCGTTCCTGGAAAATTCGATATTTCAACCAGTGCCATATTCGAAGAACTCCACTTTGGTGAATGCCCGCTGAATGACCAGCAACGAGTCCATACGCACGCTTCCGTTCTCACCTCGCGAGTGCAGCACCTGCCTGTTAAGCACCAGGCCAACATGAGCCGGTTGCGCGCCGCGGTACCCGACAAATATCCCGCCCTCGGCCGGTTTATCGACCCGGCGCCAGAAAACTACGTCACCCTGATAGCAGGTAAAAAAGTCAGCCCCGGCTTCGTAGTCCGGCGTCTGGTGCAGCTCGATACCTAGCGCATGCCGATAATACAGCACGACCAACCCCCAGCAATCGACTCTCTCGAACGAGCAAGCACGGTTAGCCCACGGAACGCCGATAACCTTTCCAATAAAGTCAGAGGTACTGCAGGCCGGTGTATTCCGTTGGGTCATAGAGTCTTCCTATGTTGTTATTCAGCGGATTGGTTACAGACAGAGTTACTGATGCGGCGTCGGCGTCAATATCCACAGTCTTGACGTATAACTGCCAGGATTTAATCGGCGCAGAAACGTCTCCGCTATCGAAGATCTGCCGCATGGCTGTAATCGAGGTTAGTCTGTCAGACCCTTTCCATTGCTTCATCAACGTTTTGATATCCGACGACAGTCTCCCCAACTTCACCGTAGCATCAATCACCGGTGTGCCGCTCTGCTGGCTCTCTTCGATTTCAAATCGCGCAGGCGTGAATGTCTGGCCGCCGAGCACCTTCGGAAAGAACTGCTTATTGACCATGCGGACATAGCCAAATGATGGATGGTAGAATGTGATGGTGTCGTACAGGCCGCGCGTCGGACGCTGCTGCTTGTACTCTCTGAAGCTCGGCATTACGGCACCCTCGGCAATGATTCCGGATCTCTCCCGTCAGGATAACCCGTCACTACGATATCCAGCCACGTATCCCATGGCGGCGGCAACTCAACGATGATGTCGTCGAACTCGTCGTCAGCGTTATACAGGTGGTTGGCAACAACAGTTCCTGTCCAGGTCACCACTCCGCCATCAATGCTGGTCTGGACCGGCATCTTCGTGAAGTGAAGCTCCTGCAACTGCAGGCCACTTCCTCCCAGATTGATATTCATCCGGAACCAGTTCAGACCCCGATTGAGATAGTTAGGACTTCGCAGCCACTGCTGGAATGCGCGTTCCTCTGCCAAGGTGAAGATCCACGTAAGAGACCATGTCGCCTTGAGGTCATCGGTCTGGTTCTCAAAGATGGCCGGGCCAACCGCTGGCTGATCGGTCTGGAACCCGGTATCGAGCGTCATGTTTTTGCTGGCCTTCTGCGCCAGCGGCAGCCAGTCGGGATAGTCGATAATTGGCATCAGCCCTGCCCTCTTGGCGTACGTTTCACGTTCATGTTGCTTGTTATGGCGTTACTGATAGGCCCACCGTTATTCAGGTCAGCGACGATTACATCCACTGTCACTCCACCATTAGCGTCAGTACCAGCCTGCGCATCGACAGATGAAGACGAGTAGTTCTGGATATTTATCACCACTCCGCCACCACCTCCCGCATTCATTTCCTTGTTACTGATCACCCTGCCATTATCGCCAGGGATCATGTACTGCTTACCAGTGCTGGCCTGGTAAATCTCCGGCATCCCACCTTCACCGACCTGATACATTCCACCTGCAGATACAGGGCCGCCGTTCTTGCGTTTGCCGGCCAGCGCCATGACCCCAGCCATAGCCCCGACACCAATTGCCACTGCCGCGCCCCACGACGCGATAGACGACATGATGGCCGCCGGTGTCCATGCCGCCGTGGTCGTGGCCGCCGCCGCTGTACTGGCTGCTGTCTGCGTGGTAATACCGGCAACCTGTGCTGCTGTCGTAGCCGTGATTGCGGCCTGCTGAGTCGTAGCCCCCATAATCGCTGACTTCGCCCAGTCGATGCCCATCTGCACAAAGGAGTTAATTAGTTGGTTAACAACGGAGTTAGCGAGTGAACGAATAGCCTCTTCACCACTTTGAGTGCCAGTGATTATCCCCGCAAAGGCGCTCGATGCGTTGTTGCCAAGAGCATCAAGTGATGCCGCAAGCATTTGGTTGGCTGCGCTTTGCTGAGAGAACAAAGTCCACTGCGCGGCAAGGCGCTCCTGCTCATACTGAGTGTCAGCGGCTTTTTTCAGTGCTAAGGCCTGAGTGTGAGCGATAACCCCTTGCTGCTCGTATTGCTGGATTAGTGCTAACTGTTGGGCATGCTGGTTTGCCAGTTTCTGCACCGGATCCACATCACCGGCCGCCTGCTGCTGCGGGGTAACAGCCTGTTGAGCTCTGATTTTCGCAAGATTAGCCTGGTGAGTTGCCTCCAGTCTCTCAGAGGTCTCGTTATATTGTTCCTGGCTGATTTTCTTCGCGGCCAGTGCAGTATTCAGATCTTGCACATCCTGCTTGTAACTTGCATTCTCGCGTGCTTCAGGGAGAAGTTTCTCAGCCGCGGCTTGCGCCTTGATAGCGTTGGCCGTATCCCACTTTTTAGCAGCATACTGCCCAGCCAGCGCTAATTGTTCCTGCGTAGCACCTTTGCCAAGCGAAAGCTGAGCATTGAGGATCGCCTGTTCACGGCTCAGATTGCTGGTGGAATCAGCAGCTAGTTCGGACTGCTGTTTGAGGTTTGCCAGCTTTTGAGCAATTGAATCAGCCTGTGATGCACCTTTCTTCTGTTCTGATTGGAGCGTTTTCTGCGCCTGCGTATTTTTGTACGTAGCAGCCGCATCATCTTCCATCTGCTTCGCGTGAGGATCATCCTTCGCAAATCCCGCATCTTCAGCGGCATATTGCGCCTGAAGTCTGGCGCGAGCCTCACCCTGTAGCTTTGATAGAGCTAAGTTACGCTCTGACTGCTTGATAAGGTTCTTCTGCCCGGCGGTCAGGTTATCTGTTTCCTGCTTCAGGGCGGCAACATTACCTTTAGCAATGACAGCTTCACGCGATAACTCAACCAGTTTGCCTACGAATGCCGTGAGTGCTGTCTGCCCTTTTTCTGTTGAGCTCTGAGTGTTCTGCAGTTCAGTAGCAAGGCGCTGCAAGGCTTCCGGTGTTGGATTTTTAGCGATATCGGATAATTGCTTGCTGAACTCGAAGGCTTTCTGCTCGGATATCCCGAATTTGTCGGCGACAGCACCGACAGTATTTCCAATGCTGTTTGCCGTCGCCTGGAATGCCTGCCCTGCACCGTAGGCCTGTTTAATAGCCTCAGTATAGTTATCCGTGGTTATTTCCAGCGTGGCCAGACGATCGTTAAAGCCATCGACCGACGCATAGCCACCGGAGAAAGCAGAAAGCGCCTTATCACCGAAGGAAAGTAACGAACTCGAAGCGTCGCTGATCGCCTTAGGTATTTTGTTGATAGCCTCGTTGTATTCCAACAACGCCTGATTACGCATAAGCGTTGCTACTTCAGTATTTGTTTTCGCGAGCAATGCATACTTATCAGACAGGGCAGCCACGCCATTTTGAGAAATGGTAATGACCTTATCCATCGCCTCAGCTGCGTCTTTTAGCGCTTCCATGGCATTCTTTCCGCCATTCAACGAAGTGATTAACACCCCAGCAAGCACCGAACTTAGAGCAATGATAGATCCAACAATTGCCCCACCAGGACCGAATGCACCTGCAAGCTGGGATCCTTGCTGCGCGAATGCCACCAGCGCAGACTGACCGCCTTGGACCTGGATAATGAAGTCCTGAACTTGATATCCAGCCTGCTGCATGCTGGACTTCCAACTGCCAGTACTTTTTGCACCATTTTCAACACCTGTCTTCATGTCATACAGACGCCCGGTCAATTCGCCGATCTTCTGCTTTTCTTCGTCGGTAGCTTTTGACCCGGCGCGAAGTTGGGCCGCCAGGACTGCGGCACTACGCGCGCCGTTCTCCTGAGCCTCGTCTAGTACTGCGAGTTGGTTTCCCAGCGCCTCGATGATTGATTCAGCGCGATTAAACTCACTGTTAGCACCGCCGGTACCGCTGCGGGCCTCTTCCATCGCACGGGCAATTCCGCTCACATTAGTATTCAGTTTCCGGAGTTGGTTATCCATCGAGTTGGCATAACCGGCTAGTTCAGTAAATGCGGATCCGGTTTGGGAAGCACTCTGGTCGAGGTTATCCATTCCCTTTCCGGACTGCTGGGCTGCGGCATCGAGTTTATCCAGAGCATCAATGGCTTGTTTCCCGCCCTGTAGCAGAGGCTCTATATCAGCACTGACCGTATAAACAATGCTACCTGCGTCTTTTTCACCAGCCATACTGTTCTCCAGGCAATAAAAAAACCCACCAGAGCGAGGTTTAATAACTAGTTATTTTTACTTGCAGAATTTTTGATAATAATCTCTATACGTTTTAACAGGTGAACCAAGTATATCGTTTATTCTTCTTCCGCTATATTTAGATTGCATCTCGGCACTATCATTTCTATCCCAGAACTCAACAAACCTCATTCCCTGCCTGCTTAAGTCAGTCCTTCCTGAAACTACACCACAAACTACAGTGAATTCCCCATGGTTATACACCTTAACATCTGAGAACAATAAATCATTTGGGTTAAGAAAGTTATCACAGTGAAGGAGATAGGCATTTTTAAACTCAGGGACAGTGGAATCGCTTAAAAATTTATAGCTATCACACTTGCCATAAGAACTACTTAGTTTCTTCACAACCTTTTCTTTCACATCGGCAATGACTTTTTCATCAGTCGGCTGCCCACAGCCCAATAATAGAAATGAGGCGATGAAACAAACCATAATCTTTCTCATATCCCTATCCCATTTGATAAATGTGCCAAAAGAGTAGCAGGGATATGATTGCTTACAAGATTAAACATTTTCAGATTTTATTTTTGCAGCCCTTCTCGCTGCCTGCTTTGACAAGAAATCATCAGCAATCGCATCATACTCTTCGCGTGTAAATCCTTTCTGGTCCGGGTATTTCGCCGCCAGCAGCATCTGGAATTCGGTCATTGTCAGTTGCGATGCTTCGGAGCGACTCATGCCAAAGTGGCTACGTGCAGCGCTAATATAGTCGAAGGCTTTAAATTCTGTCGTGCGTTCCCCTGTTTCATGGCGCTGGAGCTGTCGAACCTTGGCCTTACCGACTACTCCATGCTGCATGAGGTGTTGAGCCAGCACGATGATATCGTTCTTCGGCATCTGCCCGGGGCGATAGACGACACAATGCCGCCATCCCTTCCACTCGCCAATCATCGGTGTCATATCAACTTCGCAGCAAGCCTGAAGCACATGCATACATGTTGAGAGCACCTTCTCTGCTGCTCTGTTAAATGAAGGTGAAAGCCAGTCAGGTATTCTTCTCAGTCTGTCAGTACAGGCTTCAAGTAATTTTGCAACATCACTTCCGTGAATAGTGGCATACGCTCGCACAATCTCTGCAGGTGTCCCAATGCGGACCATCGCCTCGAAAGATGGCCTTAACAGATAGTCTTTGCCTCCATCGCGGCTATCACTGACAGAGAATTCACCAATGTCGATTAATGCAGTCATAGCTCACTCCAGTAAACGGTCATTATCAAGGGCAGCTCGCCGCCCTTTGGAATGTCCGTTAGGTAACGGTAACCGTATGCACGGCCACAAAGTTTCCGTCTTCGGTGTTGATGATGATCTGTGCGCTGCCGGTGGCGACGCGCGTCACGGTAACGGTATTACCGGAGGCGGTAGCCGTTGCTTTGGTCGCATCGGTAGTCGCTACGGTAAAGTTTTTGTTGGTAGCTCCGGCAGGGACTATATTCACCGTGAAGGTGCTGGTTCCAGCTGCAGCGCCAGTGCTGGTGGCCGGAGTTACTGTCACACCTGTTACTGCTACAGAAGTCACCTCATTCACTTCAATGGTGCTGGCATCACCAACTTTGAATTCAGTGGAGAACGTAACGATATCGTTGGTACCGCCGTCAGAGCTCAGCGCCGTAACGTTCATGTAGCCGACGAACTCAACCGGACCGTAATCCATTCGCACCCAAATGCCAGGCTGCTTCTTGGCCTTCAACTGCGCCGCGAAATACGTAATGAACTTGCCAATTCCGTATTGGTCCAGCTTATCCTTTTTGCGTACTTCACCTTCAAAGCTAATGGTGAAATCACTGTTGGTAATAATGGTCTCGACGTAACCACCGCCGTCATCCGCATCTGAAGTTACTGAGTTCGGATTGAAGTCAAACCCTTTGGAAGTACCAGCTGCCAGAGACTTCCATTCTGATTCATCAGGCTTGGTGTCTGGGCAACCGTCGGCAACCTCCAGAACGACAGCGCCGCCGAAAAGGCGTTCGTTCGAGTTCGGGCAATCAGCCATGTGAAACTCCTCTTATACTCAAAAGAAAACCCGCCGGAGCGGGTCATTTGTTTGGTTTGGCTATTCGCCATAAGTACAGGCAAATTGGAGTCGGAAGACTATTCGCCCTTCTTCTGTGAGCACTGGCGCGGGAATTGCGCCCATGTTCTGGATGTAGCCGACGCACTCGTCAGCCATGGGGTTGGCTTGTACGTAATCGACAATTTTCTGGACGGCATTGAGCGCAGCTTTGCGCTTATCTTTCGCGCCGACAACATCGACAAGGACGTGATATTCGGAACCGAGATCTGTTCGAATGTTCGAACCGCCGTTTGGCCTGAACACCATGATCGCTTTCGACAGGTCGCCGGGGTCGTCGTACATCAACTGCTGCACCGTGAAGCCGGTCGTTAGCCCGGCGTCGCCGAACATGTTACGCACACGCTCATGCATCATTGGTGTCATAGCGAAAGCTCCTTGCGCATCACCGCATCAACGTTATCGCGCTCGTCATTCGCACCTTTGGTCAGAAATTGCGGTTCACCATGAGGGTCCCAGTAGTTGCCCGTTCCGGTTCCGCCACCAAACTCTTTTGGTTTTTGCGGGCCGAACTCAGAGCGGTTACTGGTCACGCCGAAGTGCGCGCGCGGCTGACCTTTTAACTTACCTGACGCTTCATGCACGTATGCTGCATAGTTGGCTGAGTAACCGATACGCCCGGTAATGAAAACGCCACCAGCGTCGATTTCCCGAAACTGGCTGTTAATCAGGGTGGAGGTGTCGATCGGTGTGTAATAGGCCGCCCGGGCACCAATAAGAATCATCGCTGACTGAAGCGCACGAATGACCTTGCGTCCCCTGACATCGTTGATGGTGTCATTGAGGTGTTTTTTGGCCTGGCTAATACCGCTAACTTTAATACCCATAATTAGACCCCAGTCAGAATGGCGTAATCATCCGCCAGTCGCTCGAATGTGTCGGCGTAACGGATAACCTGCCGCACCTCGTCTGCTCCGGCGACAACCGGGTCGGCTTCGGTCGATACGCCAATCAGCAGGTAATCACCTGCGGCCGCCAGCGCGTACTCGGTCCAGACTGTGTTCTTCACGACGATTTCAGCGCCCAGGTTAGCTAATTTCTTGCTGAGCCCGCCCTCGTAATCACAGAGGATTTGCTCAGGTTCGGCATAGCCCAGCGGGTCGCCGTATTCGTCGTTGCCCTCCAGCTTTCGCCAGATTGTCGCTGTCGCGGTATAAGACCAATTGGCAACCGAAGACATCAGTCATCCCTCCATCGCAACACAACGGCGCCTGTGGCGCGTATGCGGTTGCAGTTGATGTACCACTCGCCATTGGATTTGACGTACGCCGTCGTTTGCTTCCCGGTATCAGTCATCACCCAGACACGGACGAATGACCGCGGATGACGCTCTTTTACGGATATCCATTTCATTTGTTACCACCACACATACAGCCGCCTTTGCCAATCCAGATGCCGGCGAATGCTGGGGCAGCAGTTGGATCGGCAGGAATCAGCGCGCTGGCGCACCCGTACTTATCCAGACTGCGCAGCAGGTTTACGGATGCCTTCCATCGATCAGAGAATGACTGGTAACGAAAGGATCGGGATGCCCCGCTGGGGGCTGTCTGGCTGGAAATGTATTTATCTCCACTTCCGAGCCCCATCAGCGCTAACAGGTAGAGCTGAATCAGCAAGGCAGTAGATGCCGGGTAATGCGCATCAAGGCATTCCTGAATGCTGTTCGCCTCATCAACGAACGCCTGCAGCACAAAATCGGGAATGGTAATTCCCTGACCTTCCAGATACTCCTTTGCCTGTTCGAGAGTTACCATTATCGACTCCAGTAAAAACGCCCCACCGAAGCAGGGCGTAAAAAAACCGCTTTCGCGGCGTTATTCAGCAGGGAAAAGCTTTTCGAGTTCGCCATCAGGCAACAACTCACTGAGCTTCTCAGCGCCAAGGTTGCCTTTAAACTCGATATTCAACTCCGTCAGGCGCTGCTGGATAATCTCTTTACGAGATTTGTTATCGGTGCCGCCTTCAGGCGTTGCCGGGGTTAGCACAGTGTCAGAGAGTTTCATAACATGAGGCTTCAGCGCAGGATGAAGTTTCTCAATTTCAACCACATCACCGACCTTCACTCCATGCCACGCCCTGGTTACCTGGTATTTAGCCATTCTGTTCTCCTTATGCCAGATTTGCGCCGTACAGCACGCCAGAACGACCTTCCTCATCACGTTTAATCTGCAAACCTTCAGCAGACATGATCTGGAAGTTGTAGTTGCTCTGAGGCATAGGACGCGGCAGCGGAACAACACCAACGGCCATGCCAACAAGCGGGGAGATCACATCTTTGCGGCGCTCATATGCCAGGAACTCGTTACCGCTCAGCGCATAAGTTTGGCGGATATCTTTCACCGGAATAAACTTGCGAATAGCATCCAGCACAGAACCGCTGATGATCGCGTTTGTACCGTCACCAACCTCAATAGTGTATGGCCTGGAGAGGTTCGCCATGATTTCAGGAGACAGCCACAAAACGTCATAGGCCGTGACCTGGTTGGCGCGGGCAGTCACACCAAATGCACCGGTTGGACCGAAGAATGCCAGAGCCTGTGCCGGGGTTGCAGTGGTCAGGTCGATGTTAGCGCCACCTGCGCCAGATCCTAGGTTGATTTTGGCGGTATTGCGGTGGTTGCGAAGGCCCTGTGCCGGGTAGTTCTGAACCTGAATGGTCGGATTACCATCCAGATAACCAGTCACTCGGCGTTTATGGAACTTACGGGTTTTTGCTGTCTGCGAATCCAGCACCAGATCAATGCCGACAGTGTTCAGTCCTGCGGCAAGACGCCAGTTAACACCGAAGCCAGCGGTATAAATCGGAACTGGGTCACCATCGCTACCGTAATCAGTGTGGTCAAAGGAATACGGCGCCTGACCGTCAAGACTCACAGAGACATCATCAGCAATATCGCCAATCGTATTGTAAAGTTTGGCAGTCTTGCCGATCGGCAGAACGGTTTGCACAGTCATCAGGTCGTTGACAATTTCCATGCCGATCACCTGATCGCGAGACTGGACGATTTCGCGGTCAATTTCAGCCCAGAAATCACGACCCAGCCCATCACCTGCAAGCGCATTGGCTGCCAGAGTCTCTGCATCCATTGCGCCACGGTACTGATTAACCATGATGTTATGCGCGGTATCCCAGATGTTGCGCTGAGCCCACAGAGAGTTCCAGTGAAGGCGCAGGCGGCTATTCGTGGCAAGCGTTTCTTTAGTGAAGTACATTCATATTCTCCTTTTACTCGCCGCCGCCAGTTGCCGGGGCAACAGTGCCTACGCGGAAGCGCACGCGGATAAAATCGGTAGCACCGGCAGCGATAGTTGCATCGTCCTGGCTGTAGCCGAGAACGGTGTCGGTGTCAGAGTCGGCAATCGCCCCCTGACCATTTGCGCCCAACTTGATCGGGGTGTCTTTAGCGTAGGTTCCCGCAGGACACAGGATTGCCAGTTCTCGGCCTTCTTCCACGTAGTTACCAGATGTGGAGTGACCGGCAGGGATAGAGTCAGTAATACCCAGTCCTTCGCTGAATGCTGGGTCGAGCACATACAGGCGGCCAACCGTTGCTGCGGCTACTGCAAACTCATCGTCACCGTTGATGGTAACGAAAGTTCCCGGCAATGACGCGGCAGCCACTTTACGGGTTTCGGTCTTGTACAGAGACTGACCGTCAATATTAACGCGACGATAACGTGCCATTAGTCTGGCTCCTTATTTGAAGTATTCGTCAGGGTTTGGCGCACCGGTTTCCTTCTGGCGCTGAGCATTGTTGGTGCCCAGCGGAGCGGCTTCACCGATAGTTTTAAACATCGCATCCAACGCCTCACCAGACAGCGCGTTGGCCACGATGTCGCCATGCACCTTGGCAACCGCCTCACGCTTTGACTTCTCTTCAGCGCGGGAGTTGGCGGTCAGGGTTTCAGCGAGTTGCTGCTGATTGGCCTGCAGCGCATCAACCTTCTCTGCGAGAGGCTTAATAGCCGCTTCCGTGTTGGTCGCAACAGCCTGGCCGATCATGCTGCCGATTTGTTCCAGTTCTTCTTTGGTTAAAGGCATGTCGCCCTCCGTTTTGTGGTTTGGTGCAGGCTGTTCCTGCGGTGTGAATAGAGCTTTGAATTTGTTAGCGACGACGGCCACCCACGACTCCTGGCGCGCTACTGCGGTGCCGGTATCGTCGAAGGTGATAACGCCGCCATCCGACTTGTAGCCAAACACCTCAGCGGTGCCGCCGTTGCGGATGATTACCGCTTGCGAGTCAGTGAAGTCAGCAACCCAGGCGTATTCATTTTCACCTGGTGCAAACTTTGCTTTGGCTGCCCGGTCGAGTCGTTGCTCTCGCTCCCGGTAGGATTCGCCCACCAGCGCGCCAGAGTTAGCTTTTAGCGGCTGCGCCAGGTCAGCGTTAACCATCAGGCCAACGCCCTGCTCAGGGGTCGCGGCTCCAACTTCATAAAGCAGGATTGCGTCATGGTCCATGCTGTGGATTTTTGCCACCCAATCGGCACCTGTTGCGCGCTGCTGTTCATTTGGTTCGAGCTGGTCGAGGAAAGCGGCCACGCTGGTATGAATGGGCGGCACGTCATCACCGCGCTCAATAGCAGAGACACGCTCAAGCAGTTCTTTGCCACCTTCCGATTCACTGGCTCGGGCCACATCAACCCACTTTTCGAGGTAGATGCGATTTCCGGACTTCTTAACGTTGCGGTTCCATGCGCCGATATGGCCGGCATTAATCCCTTCAGGAGAAAAGGCGGATACGAACTGGCCGTTAACCTGTGGGTGACCAAGCGGCGCCAGCGTGCCCTCCAGCCCCTGATAGTGGGCATTGATTTCATCTTCCGTGTACAACCCGCCATTCATAACGACGTTCGCCGGAAGCGTGTAGCTCGGCAGCACCAGGTGCTCACGCCCGTTGTACGTTTCGCGTCGGATAGACTGGCTATTCACCTTAGTGGTGATATTGACCTGCATTGGCATGTTGTAACCTCAAGCTGCCTTTTTGCAGCAGTAACAAACTGAATGATTGACCTTCATCTTTTTCCAATGACTGTCGAATTCCTTCTTAGCCATTTCGATGACGTTCGGATAAAGCGGCTTACCATCCGCATCAACAAGCACTTCCACTTGGCTGCATTTGCAGTTTATTGCGTTAGCATCAACGGCATACCAGTCCCTGACCTCCTGAACTGTGTATGTGTGCGCGTGTCTCAGAGCATGCTTTATTCGCGTTGTTGGGCTTAATGCGGAAAGGTGGAGAAGCCTGATGTTTAAGCCGAGATCATCCATTGATGACTCAGCTTCATCCCATCGAGCCCGGCGCAGCGCAGTGGTAACCTCAGTGCGCGCTATCCGGTTCGCCCGGCGCTTCTCGATGCCAGTCTGTGCAGTAAGATTCCTGGCAATATCCAGCGGGTTAAGCCCTCGCCCCACACCATCAGTCAGAACGCGCGCCATATCGCGCTTCACTTCTGCGCTCAAGCCTTTCATTTCCTCAAACACACGCGCATGCACCAGCGCCATGCGTTGCTGATACGGGTCGCTTGCGAGGATGGACGCTAACGACTCACGACCAGCGGCGTACACCGGAGACTGCTGGCTGAGGTTGTAGAATGACTGTCCTGTGCCTTTCTCTGACGCCAAATCGACATACTCGTAAAACCACAGGTCGTACTCGTTACCATCCAGAAGCACCTGATCTACCAGATAACTGGCATCGTCCAGGATGATGGAGAGTAATGTTGGGTTTAGTTGGTATTCGTATCTGGCGTTTACTGCGAGGGAGGAAGGTATTTTGTCGAGTGCTGATTTGTACGCTTTGCCAATCTTATTCATCCGCCTGGCGAAATCTTTCATTGCCCTGCGTTCGAGCGCATCGGCTCCCGTCGGATCCTGATAGTTACGCGGTAGAATCGGTGGCTTCGTCTTCTTCGTTGCCATCCTCTTCTCCTAATGGAAATTCATCAACGTTTTCATAACCCGCTGCCGTACGAATCTCTTCGCGACTGAATGCCGGATTCTCTCCGCTGCCCTGGAACGTCTGGTTAATTTCTGCCATGGTTTTGGCATTGGCGAGTTTCTCAGTGCCAGTCTGCTCGTTAAGGTCATCCCAGATCACCGTCTTCTCGCTGACAGCATCAATAATTTTCAGCTCGATGAGCTTGTCACTGAAGTCTTCAATTTCGAATGACAGGTCGCAGCGGCGTGACTGACAGCGAGCATTCATATACTTCTGATCTTCAGTGCTGGAACGCTCAGCCTGCTGATTACCTACTAAGATGCGCGTAGGGATATCCACCCCGGCGGCAGCGGTTTGCAGGTTTACGTCATAAGTTGGCGATGGGTCTGATACTGGTGAAACTAGCGAAGTGACGCTGGCGCCTTGCGTAATGAGCAGAGTGTCATTACCTCGGTTTAGTTCTCGGGCGGCATCGTTATATCGCTCCTGAAGCTCGTCAACCGTAACGCCATACATCGAGGCCAACTCGCTAAAATTAATCTCTCTATCGAAGTTGATGTTCTGCTGGCGAGCGGCGTTTTTCAGGAACGACTCACCAGAACCGCCCTCCACTTTCTCCAGACTGACAAAGGCGTTATAAGGTGGCTCAAGAAAGCCAATAGCATCGTTAGAGTAGTCACCAAGGATGAAGACGCGATCTGGATGTACAAAACGCTGATTTGTCCCGCCATTTGGCAGACTCTCAACGTATTTCCACTGCTTTGGTTGCCCGTAGTCTGCCGAATTCTCGTCAGTGACCCACTGACTGACAGTTAACGAACCGGCCCATGCGATCGTTACCTTTTTGAGTGACTTCCCGCGAACAACAGGCTGATCCCATTTTCTGGAATCGTTGATGTGAAGCAGGATTCCAGCATAGCGACCGACCAAACGGCGGCGGTCTGCTTCCGCAAAAGCGCGCCAGAGTCGTTTAGTGAAAACCTTTTTGGCGCTCTTCTCCCAAGGGGTTTCATCCTTGCTCTCGTCGGCGTCGTCACCCTCAATGAGTTCCGGGTTCGTCTGCCAGCACTTGCCCACTAACTTCTCAACGGCGCCATGAGCGATACCACCACGCCGGTACAGGGCATAAAGGTTTTCGTAGGTTACCTGTTCAGGGAAACCATACTCGCACCATGCAGAATGGCGCTTATTGTCCAGCCCCATTGTAGGCGCCATCAGCCCCATACGGGCGCGGGCCATTCGCGCATCGTTCAACGCATGGTTGACGGCGAGAGTTAATTTGTCAGTCATGGTTTGTCCGTAGTTGGATTATCTGCCCTGAAGGCGTTTTGGAATCATCATTCCCATCGACTGAGGTTTACGTTTGATATACCCGTCCAGACCGTACCGGACACCATCCCAACAGTGGTTGTTTTTGTCTTCAATAACTGGCAATACTTCGCCAGTGATCCGGTCCGTTTTGTACGAGTAAAGCCGAGCCTCTTTCGCTGTCTCTTTGCAGCGTGGATGAATGATGATTTTCTTAAAGCCACGTAGACAGGTAATGCCATCCTCAACGCTGCCCTGCCATTTCTGAGCTGCTGAGATATTGAATCCCTGTCCCTTGATATGGCTGATAGTTTCAGGTCTGGAATTATCAGCTTTGATAGGCCATTTTCGAGCCTCGGGTATGCCGGGGAATTTCGCCTCGTCAGTAACCTTCCAGTCTTCAAGTTGTTTCGGTGTGGCATCGGTTTTGCCAGCGTAGAACTTCCACATATCGTCAAGCTCTACTCCGTTGCCGTAGGACTCGTATTCGATGTAGAGGTTGTTATCCAGAATGAACATGCGAATAAGCGTGCTCGGGTCTTTTGCGAAGCCGAAGTCAGCGCCAAATAGCAGGCGTTCTGATTTCTTCCAGAGGTCATCTTCAAAGCTCTGCACGACGTACTTATTCGCCAGCACCTGTTTATCTGAGTTCTCCAGATAAGCGCCTTCCCAAATCCACGCATAATCGGCGTAGTCGAGGTTTTCCAGATCTTCGAGGCGCTCTTCTTCGAGTACATCCGGGAACCATGGATTGTCGCTGTAATTCATTTCGACAATCATCGAGCTTTTCGGCGGGTTCTTTCTGAAGAGCTTGTCAGTGGCGCTGCCGTCTTTCTCCGGGTTCCATGTCACCCAGATTTCAGAGCCATTTTCTCGCACAGTCGGGCGCAGCTTCTTCCAAGCCGTCGCCGATACCGATTCAGCCTCATCCACCCACGCAACCAGAATTCGCGCCTTTGACTTAATACTGTCCAGGTTGTGGCGCAATCCGCAGAAGACGTAGCTGACGTTGCGGTTTTTGGTGCGGATGTACTTTTCGCCAATATCGAAGTAATCATCCAACCATGGAACAGACCGGATCGCCTGTTTTACTTCCTCCATTGATGACTCTTCGAGGGAGTTCATAAACTCGCGAGCACAGAGAATGACGCCGCTTAATCCACTCTCTGCTGCCTGATACGCTTTAACCGCGCTCATCAGCGCGAATGTGCGCGTCTTTGCGGAACCGCGGCCACCATGAGCGCCGCGATAGCGAATGCCCTCTGTCGCGAATACAGGAACAAGTTTCGCCGGGATTTGCAGGTCAACCTGACTTTCCATTAGTTGGCTCTACTCCTACCAGTCTGATCGTCGTTGGCCGCGGCGTCATGCTTCCGTCAGGGCTGGTGTGCTCGACCTTCTGCTTGTTGCTGTAAGCTTCACCTACCTCTTTCGCTGCCTGCTCCAGTAGCTGAGCCGTCATGCCAATGTTCTTCATGTTTTCGGCAGTCATGGACATTCGCTGCAGGACGCGCAGACGATAGGCTTTGTTCGCGATCGGGATATCGGAGATTTCATTCAGGAATCGTTCGCGGGTGGCATTGAAGAGGTCAACCCACTTTTTAGCCAGCCCCTTGCCGCTTACCTTCGTTGGATCATGCGATTCAACTTGCTGAGGTGTGACCTTTAATCCGTAATCTTTTTGGATAGACTCGACAACAATTGACAGGCTGTCATAGCACGCAAGCATTTGAACGATGGCGGCTTTCACTTCAGGTTTTAGTGCAGCCATAGATAACCATCCTTCCAAAGCATTCCAAAATTAAGCCAGTTTCAGCATGCAAGTCCCGCACGCTCTGGCAACATCGATATGAGCAACCTCCGCCGGCCGGTTCGCCGCATCAACCAACTCCTGCACATCTTTACTGGCGCCGTAACGCCTGACCACACCAACGAACTCTTCGACATCGTGTCCGCGCAGAGTAAGAACTGGCATCCCGGTCTCTTTGTTGAACTTAGGCGCGCCGTAGTCATCGGTGGCCTGTGCAATGTGGTAAAGCTCATGCTCTACCAACGCGCAGAACTCGAGGTCACTGCATTGTGAACAGTAATCGGCCGCCAGCGTGATGATGAACTTCGGTATGCGTCCGAACCATTCATGCATCTGCTGTTCCATTCTGGCTTTCTGCCAACCGCCGGCGCGAAGCATTACCTGCTCGGCCTGGCCGAGAACATAGCGCCCTTTCTTCGCGAAAGAATCAGACGCCCACATGAAGCAGAGGTCAGCATCGAGAAGATGCCCATGGTCTGGGTTATAGATGCTTCCGGTGTCGATGAGTATTTGCCTGTTAACCCACTCATGCACTTCGTTGGCGGGAATGATCCTGGTATATGGCTGCCAGTTATCGGAACCGATGAAGTTAACCGGAGGATATGGCCTGCGTTCATCATCGTTCGCCATTGGGTACTCCGTTATTTCTTTACAGGATCATGTTTCAACTGCTGGCAGATGCCATACTTCACGATGAATGCAGATACCTTTTCGTAATCAGGCTCTCGCTGTACCACATGACAGAATAACGTCAGCGTTTTGAAATAGAGCGGCAGCCACTAGCGGCTTTTTACTTCTACTGAAAGCGTGCATATCGGCATGGTGTGCTCCTGTGCAACAACCATTAAAAAAGCCACCCGTAGGTGGCCTTTGTATTGGTGGCTGTATGTTGCTTTGCTGTCGGCTTTAAAACGTTACCAGGCCTGAGAATCAATCTTGTTTTGGACGTAGCGGAATTCGAGTAATTCTTTGGTGACAATCGCTACGCCAGTGGCAATGCACTGCTCCTGAGTTATCTTTCCTTCACCGAACTCAGCCATCAGGGCTTTCAGCTCAGATGATTCTTTGGACAGGGTATCAAGGTTTTTCAGCACCGAATCGTAATTATCTTCTCTGCACTCTTCCGGAACGGAAGGAGACACGACGTCTTTAATTTTCTTCAGTAGGCTCATAATCACTCCTTTTCAGAGTAATCCTACCAGCAAAACAATGTGCATTGAACTACCCATTATCGAAGCCACTCTATGGAATGGCCTCTGTAATGCTTAATAATCGGCGACTTGGTATGTTGCGGATAAGCAGCATAAAAAAAATCATAAATATCTACCGCTTACGCTTGTTGTTTCAGTGATGGCTCCTAGGCTAAAAGAGCCATTACATAAAAGACCTTGCGTTTACTTACCAATGGACCTCAAGGATGAGGCCATTTATTTCACTCGCTGAGAGAGGTTAATGCTCTGGCAGTTCGCCAGCACTGATTTGTTGTGCGCCAGAATGTCGCGCTTGGTCTGCATATCCAGTACGTCAATATCGTGGTCGGTCAGGTAGATGATTCGTACCCAGTTGCAGGCCGTATCAACCACCACCGGGGCGGGTAAACTTTT